TTACGGAACGTTGTAATCCGGGTCTGTCGGCGTTCCGGGATCGCTGGCCGGGTAGTAAATCAGGTTGACGACCAGTTCTGTTTGCTCGGTGTCGGTGTGCGTGTAGCGGACGCGGTAGCTGCCGTTTCCGGTTGCCGCGCTGATAGTCACCGTTCCCGTGGAGGAATTGATCGATGCCGTCATTCCCGCCGTGCTCACCAGCGACCACGTGCCGCCCGTGAGGGTAGATGAGCCTTCGATTGCGGAGTGTGTCACCGTTCTCGAGGTGGTGCTGGATTGGAACCATGTCGGCACTGACGGCGAAGCGTTGATGCTGCGCACCATGGCTTCCTGCTCGATGAAGCTGACGTTCATCTTGAGGTCGGTCGTCACGCCATCTGTGTGCGTATACCGGATCGTGTAGGAACCCGATTGGCTGATATTGCTTAGGGTTACGAGTCCGGTGCTTGAATTGACCGATGCGCTGCCCGCCCCAAGCAGAACCTGCGGTAGAGACCACGTTCCGCCGCCGATTGCGGTATCGCCGCGCTTGGCGAAATGGGAGACTGTGCGGTTGCCGACATTTCCGGCCTCGAAGCGGCGAACCTCGACATTCGCAAACTCCGGCTCAATGCTGCGCTGGGATGTGGCGGTAACATCTGCCGCATCGTCAGCATTCGGCCCCGGCGAAAAGGACGGATGCACCGTCTGACCGCTTGCCGCGCCCGTCACCATCGGTTCGGCGATCAGAAGCTGCACACTGCCTGATGTGCTGGTGCTGGTAAAGCGCAGCTCGAAGCGTCCAAAGACACGGTTGGCCGGAACTGTGATGAATGCCCGTTGCACGCCATCAGCTGTGGCGATCGTTCCAGTTCCGCTTGCAACGACCGTCGCCGATCCGGTGATGCCGTCGGCCTGGTATGTCCAGAACTCGAGCTGCCAATTTCCGGTGGCCGCCCCCTGCCTCGCAACCCGCGCCTGCACCGAAATCCGCTCGCCGGCCGTGAGTTTGACTGCGGTTCGCTTGTCGTTGCCGATCGAGAATTGTTGCGATGCAGCTGAGATCGTCGCGCTACCCCGGAAGAAACGCCCGCCCTCTGTGGTGTTCCCGTAATCTGTCGCAATCGAAAGCGGCACCGGATTGAACAGCACGCCATATCCGCGATTGCCCTCCATCCGCGAAAACGGCACGCGGTTGGCGTTGGCGGGGGCGGTTACGTTTGCCCCCGGCTCGGCAGGCCTCAAATCCTCAACCGAGGTCAGGCCGTCCGAATAGATCGTGTTCGCCGCGCTGGTGTTTATCGCGGCAGTGTCGTCAAGTTCCTCTGCGGTCGGGAAGGTAAAAGAAGTCGGTTCGGTGCCGAGCGCCCCCAGCGCATCGACGTGCTTTGTGTCGTTCTCGGTCTCGAAGGTGCAGTTGATGACGCCGTTGACAGCATCGACCGAGCGCGATCGCATCACCACTTTGATCGGGGCGCCAGTCGGTGACAGGTCGGCCGAAAGGGTAAAACAGTCGCCGGGATCGTAGCTGCGGAAGTGCGGCTTTAGCGGGAGGTTGATCGGCCCAAGTTCGCGGCGCTGATAGAGTTCATAGGTCGCCAATTCCGCTGCCTGGTTCTTATCGGTGACCAGGTCGTACTGGATCTCGTCGCGCTTGATCTCGCCGTCTTCGGTGATGAAGGCTGGCACGCTCACCGCATCGCTCTGGACATACTCCCATTGATGGTTCGCTGAGCGATAGCGCGGGACAATCGTGTTGTGCCGCTCTTTCCAACCGCGCCCGAGGCTGTCGCGCAGCGGGCCGCTGGCAAGATCGTCGCGGGTGATCGTGGCTAGAGCAGTGCGCGGGGCCTGATAGTCGAACCGCAGCACCCCGCCGACAAGCACCGGCTGTGCACCGCCCGCCTGACAGATGCGCTTCAGGTTCTCCCACTTGTTGCCCGGCTCGTAGATCGTCCCGTCGCAGTTCCAGCCATTGGCATCGCAGACGTTGGCCCATGCAACTGCGCTGGAAAGGTCGATCGACGCCGCCCCCAGATCGACACCGAACACCTTCACGCCGTTCACGTAGCGTCCATAGGCATAGGTCAGGGCGTGCAGGGCAGCGTTGCGCGAATAGCTCCAGGTCGCCTCGTTGTTGATGCGGTGGGAACCCGAGCCGCCGGGATAGGTGCTGTCCAGACGCGGGTCGTAGACCTTCACCCCGCGCACGATTTCGCCAACGATAGGCAATTGCCCGCCCGCGAACCGCTTGCCCTTCTTCGACCACTTGAAGGTATGGCCGACAGCGCAAAAGCCGGACAGCTTGTAGGATGCGCCCCAGCGCGGCGCACCGGCAAAGTTGGGAGCAAGCGCATCGGCTTCAGGCCGCGCGCCCAGCTGGGTGTCGCGCCACCAATAGTCGTTGTAGTAGCCGGATGCAGCGGTGCCGGAGAAGGCAACTGGCGAGAAGTTCGCAAGCGTGCTTTCGATCTGCTCGACCGGCCCCGCGCAGGAATGGACAGTGACGAGGAAACGATAAGGGTTATCGACGTCGTTGACCTCGCCGCCATAACCGACATCATGGACCTGAACGCCGCCGCTGTAACTTCGGCCCATGAGATAGGGGAGCGGGTTGTTTGCACCGATGATGCGTTCGGTGATCTGGCCCTTTGCTGCCGGGGGCTTGGCGAGAACCTGTGCGCTGATGCTGCTGACCGCTGAAACGGCAGCAGCGATAGCCGCGATGCCCTGACCGCCAGGAACAAAAGCGGCGACAGTGGCGACCACGCCGGCCACCTGACCAATGACGCGAAAGACCTTAGCCATGCTAGAGCCTCCATGCGGCGATTGCCGCCGTCTGCGCAGACTTGATCACAGCCAGCCCGTCCGGCTTGTCCGGGTGCCACCCAAAAAGATTGCCGCGCCCGTCAGCGATGCAGACTGCCGCTAGTGTGTCATCGCGCTCGCCATCGTCATTTTCACCCGGCAGCATCACCAGATCGCCCACTCGGGCAAACGCCGGGGCAGGGTGACGCCCGAACCACTTGTCCAGCAGTTCCGCCGTACTGCTCACGCCCTGCTTCTTCAGCGCCCTCATCGCGCCGGTCGCAGTCTTGAAAGGCGGTACCTTGGGAACGTCATGCCCCATCGCCACAGCCTGCGCGCGGGCAAGGGTGATGCAGTTCGCGCCGTTCCATGAGAACGGCTTGTCACGCAGCATCTGGATCACGCTGTCGGTAACAGCCCCGCGCAGAGCCAGTTCAACCTTCATCGCTGCACCTGTTCGAACAAGCCGCCCGCTCCGGAACCGCCACCGCGAGCGCCGCCCCCGCTGCCAAAACCCGAAGTGCCGGAAGGCGCGGACGCCACACCCCAGGCAATCGGCTGCTGGACATCGGTGCAGTTGTTGAAGCCGTTTTCGCCCGCCCAGACGGTCTTGTGAAACCGCTCAGAGCAGACGTTGCCCTCGTTGATCAGAAACAGCTTTTCCGCCCGCCCGATCAGCCCCAGTTCCAGCGTCACAGAACCGTCCGCACCGATCAGCCGGTCGATCGTGTCGACCAGCATGTCGGCCATGAGCTCCGCGCTGATTACGGTCTTGCCGTCACTATCCAGCTCGCCCAGCCAGAAGCGCACGCGGCTGTTGCGCAGGTTCGGGTTGAACCATCCGGTCGCGCCGGGGGCGGGGATCAGCGCCAGCGTGCCGGCCTCTGCCATGTCGCCGAACGCCGCCACAAACTCGTCAGGTTCTGCCAGCGTCCCGAAGATGGGGTGCACGCTCTCGTATTTTTCGCTGGCGAAATAGGCAAAGCCGCCATCGCACAGCCGCACAGCGCCGCTCGGCGGTTCGAACTTGATGAGGCCGATCAGGGTGACGACCGGATCGAGCGCGCTCATCGGGCTTCCTCGATCGTGAAGCTGAAGCCGCGCGTCAGATAATCGACATCGATGCCCCATTCGGGCAGGCCAACGATCAGCCCTTCGATTTCCGGCGCGGCCAGTTCGACAAGATCATTGTCAGCGTGCTCGACCCGCAGCGGTGTCGTCAGTGTCAGGATCAGCGCCCCGCCAACTGTGGCCGTGGCGTCGGCTGCGATCTGGTAGAGATAGCGCCGGCCGCCAGTGATGACGGATGCCCATTGCCCGATCCGCGCGACATATCCTGCGCCGGCACCGTCGCAGACGAGCGTTGCACCAGCTTGGGCAGCGCCATTGACGCGCACCGTACCGGGGGTGCCAGACGTCAGATCAGGCTGCACGATCGCCAATCTGACGCCATTCTGAAGCGCGGCAGTGAGCCCAGCGGACCAGTTGCGCGCCTGCAAAGGCGTAAGCGCCGGCATGGTGACGTTGACCGCCCACCGGTTTCCAAGCCGGTTGATGCGCTGGGCAGCACCGCCAAGCGCCCCCTTCTGGGTATTTCCGAAGTCGAGCAGCTGCCAGGCAAGAGACAAGGGGCCGGGGGTGGCGGGCAGGATGACAGAAGCCATCAGGCAAGCCTCCGGTTCTGCATCCGCTGGATACGGCTGATCGCTTCTGACGAAGCGCCCGCAGCGATGGCTGGGGCTGCTTCAGCAACCACCTGTCCGGCAAGGTTACGCACGACTGCGCCAAAGCCGTTGTTGTTAGCGATCACCTCGACCTGCAGTTTCACGTTGCTGTTGGCCGCGCGCAGATCACGGTTGCTGATCACCTGCGAGCCCCGGGGCAGGTTCACCAGTTCCGGTCCGCGTTCGCCCACCATTGCCAGCCCGCCCGGGGCGTAGCGCGTGCCCTGGGCAAAGCCGGGGACGCTGGCCTGATTGATCCGCCCGGCCAGCCCCTTGCCAAACAGGCCGGTGCTGCCGAGTTGCAGGAATAGGTTCACTGCGCTGCCGAGAATATTTAGAAATCCGCCACCCTTGATCGCATTGACCATGTCATCGAACGCGCGGATCGAATTCTGCGCCATATCGCGGAAACTTTCGGCGATACGCACCGTCTGGATTTTTGCGCGATCGGCAACGCCGCCGAGCACGTTGGCCATCTTTTCGGCCGCCTCGGTGACCTTGGTGGCCTGCGCCAGCGGCCCCTCGTCAAGGCTGACAGAGGCCTTGCCGTCGCCGCCGACAAGCCGCAGACGCGCTGCCTCCTCGGCACGCGGATCCAGCCCTGCATTGCGCAGCAGGTCGCGATCGGCGATCATTTGTCGCGCCGCTGCGATTTCAGGGAAGAGGCGATCGAGCAGGGAGGAAACTTCCTGCGCCATCTCGCGCGCGGCGTCGGTGACGCTCGCGGTCGCCTTCTGCGCCGGATCCACCATCTCGCGCTGCAGCCGAGCCATCTGCGCGGCGATGCCGTCGACCATGTCGGGCACGTAGGAATTGCCGACGACAGCGTCGTACATGTCGTAGAAGAAGCCGGTGACCGCCTTGATCTTGTCCCGCAGCCAGTCGAACACCGCGCCCAGCTTTTCGACGATCCACTTCTTCACGCCGAGGTAGAGCCGTCCGACGACCGGGCCGATCTTGTCCCAGTTCTGCCAGGCGAGATAAATGCCGGCCAAAACCGCGGCAAAGCCGAGCAGGACCGGGTTCGCCATCAGGGCGAGAGCGGCGATCCGGATGACTTTGAATACAGCCACGATCTTGGGCGCGAAGGCGATGATCTGGCCAAGCCCCATCAGAACAGGGCCTAGCGCCGTCGCCAGCCCGCCAGCGATCAGCGTAAAATCCTGTACCGGAGCAGGCAGTTGGGAAAACCAGTTGAGAGCGTCTGCGAGCTTGGTGATCAGCGGGGTGATGACGGGCAGCAGCTTGGTGCCGATCACCACTTGCAATTCCTCGAACGCAGCCTGTGCGGCGCGCATCTGGTTGGCGGTGCTGCCGCTGGTGCGGGCAACATCGCCCTGCGCGTTGGCCGTGCTTTCAAGGATCAGCGCGTAACGTGCCTGAATTTTCTCTTGCTCGGTGAGCTCACGGCCGACGCCGCCAAGACCCATCTCGAGCGCCTGCGCCTTCACCGCCGCTTCGTTGAGGAAGACGCCGAAATCGCGCAGCGGCTCGGCCTCGCCCGTCAGGCCGGAACGAAGCTTGTCGACCGCCGTCTGGACGTCGACATTGTAGAAGCTCGCCAGATCCTGCGCGAGGACCGCGAATTCCTTCGACATGTCGGCAGCCGCCTGCGCGGTAGGTGCGGCTTGGTTGAAGAAGATGCCGAAGGTGTTCGCCGCCCGCTGCATCTCCTGCGTCGAACGGCCCAGCGCGTTGCCGGTCGTTTCGGCCCAGTCGTTCATGGACTTCGACATCGCGCCGAAGGTCTGGTCGAACGCGCTTTGCAGCTCGCCCGCGTCGGACGCGGCCTTGAACGCCGACACACCGAAGGCCGCCAGCGGCACCGTCAGGCCAAGCGTCATCGTCTGACCGAGCTTGCCGATCTGGTCGCCAAGCTTCGAGAATTTGCGCTGCATCTGCGCAGCGCGCTTCTCGGCAAGGGTCGCCCCCTTTTCGAACGCCACAGTCTCCAGGCTGAGCGATACGGCAAGCCGCTTGATCACGTCGCCCAGAGCCATCGGGTCAGCCTTTCTTTTGCGCCATCCGCTCGAGCATCGCCGCGACCTCCCGCGCGCTCTGCTCGGGGGACTTCGGTTTGCGTCGTTTCAGCAATTCATCGAGCGGCTTGAGCCGCTTCTGGCGGGCGAAGATTTCGCCGTGCCAGGCAATCGTCACAGCCTGATCGAGCCGCGCGTTCATCCGCGCGCCGACGATCAAACCGAAGGTGCGGGGGGTTGCCCGCCAGAATGCGTCCGGATCTAGCCCGGCTTCGCACCACTGCGACCAGAGCGCTTCCCACGGGGTTTTGCCGGTGGCGGGCCGCCCTTTCCCCCCACACTCTGCTGGGGAAAGCCTGTCTCGCTCGCCCGATTGAGCGCATCGGACAGGGCATCCTGATCACTCGTCATCATGGCCAGAACGTCAGCCCGGGTCAGATCGGGATGGTGCCGCGCGAACGCAGCCTGCGCGATCGCCGCCATCGCGGTCATGAAGCCTTGACCGGCCATCGCCATTACCTGCGGCAACGGCTTGCCGGTCGCCTCTTCGACGGACAGCAGCGCCTCCATGTCGAGCACCAGAGTGAATTGCCGCCCGTCGCGCAGGACAAGCGGCGCTTCACCTTTCACCGGATTGGCCATTATCAGACCGGCTCCGACCAGGCGCCCGGCGTGACGGTGCCGTTGATCGCGATAGTGACGGTGGCTTCCATCTTGCCATCGGCTTCCACGGTGCCCTTGTCGTACGTCAGCACCACGCCGAGGAAATCGTACTGGCGGGTCAGCACGCCCAGTTCGGGCACACCGAGACGGACGTAGCGATCGTCGCCCGCAGCGCGCGCGGCCTCGATCAGAAGGTCGGTGTCCGAGCCGGGCCGGAAGTTCAGCACCACCTCGATCTCGCCCGGATCGGTAAGGCCGCTGGTGTACTGCCGACGGCGGCCGGCAGACTTGAGGTGCGTGGTCTCGACCCGCTCGCCGGTATCGGCAGGCAGCGAGAAGGATACCACCTGCACCAGTTCGGTAAGGTTTGCGGCGGTCTCGTCGGTCGAGATCCAGACCTCGCCGTTGAAGCCGGTCGAGGCAACCTGAGTTTCAGCCATGTCAGTTACTCCTGGTCAGAATCGTGTTCGATAAGCAGATCGAGCGAGAGCCGGTGCACGAAGCCGCCGGTTGTTTCCTCGCCAAGGTCGCGCGGCCCCTCGGCTTTGCCGCGCCCGAATCGGACGCCGGACACCGTGGCGGGCAGGGCCATCTCGGCGATGATCTTGGCCGCGATGTCGCGCGCCGTTGCGTAAACCTCGGCGAAGACATCCACCTGCACCCGGGTGACGCGCGCGGCGTCGTATCCGGTCAGATGCTCCGGCCGCAGGTCAGTGACGGTCTGCATCCGGACGTAGGGCAGGGCAGTCGCCTGCGGCACCACGTTCCAGAACACCCTGCCGGCAATGGCAGCAGCGATCGCCGCGTCGGCTGTCAGCCGCGCGTACAAGGCCGCCTGCAGATCCATCGCTCAACCCTTCCGTGCCGCCCGCTTGCGCGCGCGATCGGCTGTCTTCGTAATCTCGTCGCGCAGCAGGCTGGCAACTTCGGCGATTACCTGGTCGGCTCCGGCATCCGCCGCCGGGCGCATGAACGGCGTCGCGCCTTCGTTGATTGTCCCGAATTCCTTGTATGCAGCGATACCGCCTTCTTCGCGGCCAGTCGGGCCGGTCAGCATCTCGATCCCGCTTTCGCGCAGGTAACGCCCGCCAGCACCACGCCGTGCGCGGGCCTTCTTTGTCGTAATGGTCTCCCGCAGCCGTCCGGTATCCACCGGCACCAACTGCTTCGCGCGCGCCTCGATGCTACCCAAGGCCTTGCGCATGCCGCGCTGCACGGCATTTTTGCCGCTGGTTGTGCGGCCGGTGAACTGCTCGAGCTCGACCAGCGCTTCTTCCAGCCCGGCCAGACCTTCGATCTTCATGCCCAGCTTCACGCCGCGATCTCCGGATTGGCTACCGCCTCAACTTCGACCGAACCCCGCATCGGACTGTCGACCACGACGCCGCGCACATCCCAGACGACGCCTTCGGCAATCAGCCTGTCGCGCAGGCGCAAAGACCGCGTGACGCTGGTTGCCAGCATCTGGAACGTGGCGGGCTGCATGCCCTGTTCCATCGCTGCCTGACGCCGCTCGTCACCGCGCCCGTGGATCATTCCCGCCAACACCCGTCCGATTTCCGACCAGCTATTGATCGGCTCGCCATAAGCGTCCTTGGTGGCGGTCGCCCGCTGGATGATCACCAGCTTGTTCCGCTGCCCTGCCGGTCGGCGGCGCGACATCAGATCACCGGCATGCGGTAAGCACCGCAGAGCTGACGGAACCCGAGCGGGATCTCGTTTGCGACCGTTCCGGCCATCACCGTTTCGCGGTTCAGGAACAGGTGCGCCGCAAACATGCGGACCGCCTGCACCAGCGCCTTCGGTCGGGTGTCGTCATCAAAGCCGGCACCAAAGGTGATGGCGACACCGGCAGCAACCCCGCTGGGAAGTGTGCGGCCGGGCTTGAGCGCGATCTCATCACGCCTGACGATTCGCCAGTCGGCCGCGTCACCCGTGACATCGGCACCGTCGCCGTCCAGCCACGTGATCGAAGTGATTGCCGTCACCGGCCAGACGCCCAATTTGATTACGGGCGGGAGACTTTCCCCGCGCCATTCCACGCCCGTCAGCGTACCGAGCCGAACGCCGCAATACTTCTCGACCATGTCGACCGCGGCATCCCGATACACCTCGATGATGACGTCGTGATACGTATCGCTTGCGTCGATCGACAGGTGCGCCTTCATCTCGGCGAGCGACACAATGCCCTCGCCATAATCTGCGGGCAGGGCAAAGGGAGCCAGTTCGAACTGCATGTTGCCCTCGCCTCAATCGCCGGAAACAGGAACAGGGCCGGGAGCGTCAGCCCCCGGCCCCGCTTGTGCGTCAGACGATCTCGTCGACGCTGGCCGCGTCACTCGCGCTCGCGACGTCGCTGCGCGGATCGAGGCCCAGCACGATGCCGCCGGCATCCGAGGTCGCAGTGCCGACCGTGATCGACAGGCGGGCGTGAGTGAACCCGTTGTTGATGTCGAGCTCGTCGGCGAACAGGTTGATCACCGCCTGCTTGTCGTCATCGCTGCCAGCCTTGGTCAGCTGCGTGATCGCCTTGCCGGCGATGTCCTTGACACCAGTACCCGAGCCGTCGGTTGCCTGCTCGAGCTTCGCGTCGAGAGTGGCCGACGCGCCGAGCGTACCGGCCTGCACGATCGCCATGATGGCGAGGAACTTGGCCATGCTGACCCAGCCAGTGGTGTAGGTACCCGCCGCGTAGGCGTCGGGATCGATGTTGCCGGCAATCGCGACGCGATCCGACGGAAGCACATTGCTGTTCATGTCTGATCTCCTGAGATCGAGAGAAGGGGGTGGACGGGAGCCTGCTGATCAGGCTCCCGCCGATCAGGCGCGCGCCGCCAGAGCGACGAAGTGCGACTTGGTGTTGCCGCTGTTCGCCGGGGTCACCGGGGCGGAGAGCACGGGCTGGCCGCCGATCCGGAAGATCCAGCGGAAGGCGCGGACGTTGTAGTCGAAGAACAGGTGAATGCTCTCCTGCAGGCTGATGCCGTTCGCCTTGCGGAACGCCTCGTAGCCCATCGGGTTGATGAACTGGAGGTCGCCGACGTCGCCGACGGTCTTGCAGTGCTCCGACAGGATGATCGGACGACCGAGCAGCGTCCCGCCCGGACCAGCCACAAAGTTCGGCTGCCACAGAGGCTGGCCATTCGTGGTCTGCAGATCCATCAGCTCGGGCATGCAGTCGCTGTTGGCGAGCCAGACACCCTGCGTCGCACCCAGCAGGCGCGAATACATCTTCGAGATGTTCTTCGACACGATGGTGTCGGCCGACTGGGCGTTTTCCTTGGCGACGGTGACCAGCGCGGGCGAGGTCAGCCAGCCCTGCGGCTTGCCGACGCCGTCACCGTTCATGAAGGCGTCGACAGCGGTCCAGCGGATCGCGGCGGGCGCCTTGCGGGTGAGATAGCTGGTCAGGCGCGGCGCGTCTTCCAGCAGCTCCTCGCTCGCGTTGACGAAGGCATAGACCTCGTTCAGCGGGGTCTCGCGCGGGGTCAGGTCGAGCTTGCTGGCCGTCATTTGGTCGGCTTCGCTGCGCCAGTATGCCTGCACGCCGTTGGTGCCCCAGGGGGTGGTCTCGTCGCCGAGGCCCTGCACCTTGTTCTTGCTGGTCGGTTCGGGCGAGATCAGGTTCATGATCGCGTCGCTGTCACCAAACACCAAGTCGACGATTTCCTCGCGGAACTCGGCCGGCACAAGGAAGCTGCCCGCCTGATCGCCCTGCTCGGTGTGGACGTTGGCCGGTGCCGACAGGCGCTCGTCCATGCGGAAGTTCGCACCGGCCTGCGGGTTGGCATTGCGGACAGCCATCGCGAAATCGCCCAGCGACCGGAAGCCGTCGTTCGACACGGGATTGCGCGGCTGCGCAGGCACGGTCGCGGCAGGGGCAGCCGGGGGCGCCGGATCGTTACCGATCGAAGCGGTCGCGGCGGCAAGATCCTCGAGCCGCTTGATGTTGGCCAGCTGGCGATCAAGCGCCTTCTGGTCTTCGTCCTGAGCGGACTGTTCGTCGGCGGTAAGCTCGCGGTCTTCGCCGAGAGCGGCTTCGATCCGGGCGGTCATGCGCGCACTGGTGTCACGCGCTTCCTTCTTCAGCAGGGCGAGGTTCATGATGATCTCCTGGTTTGCCCAAAGGGCGCGTGCGCCCACAAAAAAGGGCGCCCGAAAGCGCCCGGTTCACACCCGCTTGGAAGCGGGAATTCAGATCGAGGCGATTTGCCCCTGCAACGCCGCGCGCTGACGCATCAGCGACAGCCTTGCCCGCGGGCTCGAATACTTCGCGATCACTTCGCGCAGCGTCATGACGCCGTCGATCATGCCCCGCTCGGCTGCACGCCGCGCGCTGAACACTTCGCCGGTGCCGTGGATGCCAGGAACGTCGCCCGCCTTGATCCCGCGGCCCCGCGCGATCGCAGCATTGAATGCCTCGGCCATCTCGTCGACTTCGGCCTGCATCTCGGCACGGTCTTCGTCCGACAGCGGCGCATAGGGATGGGCGGCAACCTTTTTGGGGCTGGAGGCGATCAGCGTCGTCTTCATCCCGATCTTCTCTTCGAAGCCGGAATTGTCGACATGGCCTGCGCGCACGCCGACCGATCCCACCTGCCCGCTCGGCGTCGCATAATAGGCGCTGGCCTGCGTCGCGATCCAGTGCGCGGCAGAAAATGAATACTTGTCCGCGATCGCGACGACGGGCTTGGCCTGACGTGCCTCGAACACCGCGTCGCCCGCCTCCTGCGTGCCCCAGACGAGGCCACCCGGCGACATGATCTTCAGGATAATCGCGCCGACCCGGTCGTCGCTTGCCGCATCGCGCACCTGGTCGATCAGGCGCTCGGTCGAGGTGCCGCCCCAGTAGATGCCGGTCGGCGACAGCGGACCCGACACCGGGATCACCATCGTTGCGCCTTCACGCACCGGATCAGCGGGCTTCGCAGCCGCCGGACCACCACCGAGCATCTGGGCCAGCGCAGCAGGCAGCTTTGTCTCGATGCTCTCGCGCTGCAGGAGATCGGCCAGCGCTTCGGGCTGCATTGCCCAGATCGCGCGGTGTGCCGCGAGGTCACGCATCGTCGTCTCCCATAATATCGCCCAGCATCATCGCGCGGGCACTCTGGTCTTGCGGCGCTGTCTGGCCGCCGCTGGCAGTGTCGGCAGCGCGGTTGCTGTTCAGCGGCTCGCGCGGATCATCGGCCCACGTCTCATCAATCCGGGGCAACCCGAACACATTCTCGCGCAGCTCGTTGACCGAATGCGTCCCGGCGGTCCGTGCCAGCACGGCGTTGCGATGCTGGGTGGCGCTATCGCCCCGCAGCAACCCGTCGAGGTTGATCTTGAACTGCCAGCGCGCGCGCTGGTCGGGCGTCATCAGACGCTGGCGCACCGCCTGCTCGATCCGCCGCGTCCACGGACGGATTGAATACTTCACGAAGTCGAGCGCTTCCTGCTCGTGATTGCTCTTTGCCCCGGCGTCTTCGCCAATCAGCGACCGCGGAATATGCCAGTATCGCGCCAGCTCCAGCGTGCGTTGCCGGATCAACTCGGTCAGCTGCGAATCGCTGTTGTTCGGCGACACGTCCTTGAAGTTCAGGCCTTCCTCCAGCACCGGTATCTGCCCGGCACGCCACTGGCGGATCGATGCCTTGATATGCTCGAAGGCCTCGTCGCTCAACTTTTCGTTCGTCGTCAGCAAGCCGGCAAGCCGCGCCCCGTTCGAGAAGAAGTCCCGCCCCTGACGCTCCAGCGCCATCGCAAAATCGATCTGCCCCTTGGCCATTTTCCACGGCGTCAACGGGCGAGCATTGCTGTCTGCAAGCCCGGCAAACCAGAACAGCTGGTGCGGGCGAAGCACATAGCTGGCCCCGCGCTCCGGCGTGTAGCGGATCTCGAAATAGCGGTCTTCCCAATCCACCTCGCTGCGCAGCGGGTGGAGCGGCCACATTTCGATCCCACCGAACGGGTCGGGCGTCACTTCGGCATAACCTGCTCCGGCCAGAGTGGCGCGAAACAGCATCGAAGACCAGAATTCATCGCCGGTTTGCAGCGTGTTCGGCGCGTCCGTCACGATGTCGGCAATCGGCATGCCGGGATCGTGACGGCCGCTGGCATCGCGAAACTCGCGCGGCAGGCTCCCGACGATCACCGCGATGAGGCTGCAGCAGAAATAGACCGCCGAAACCTTTGCCGCCTCTTCCGCGCGCTGGGTCGATCCGCCGGCACTGCCGATGCTTGCCCAGAACTCGTCGGCGAACATGCGGTTTTCGGCGACGTTCGTGGGCGACTGCGTCGGAAGGCTGGCCGAAACCACCGGACGCGCAATGATTTCGCGAGCGCGGCCGAGCTGGTCGGCCCACATCGCCTCTTTCGCTGCCGCCTGCTGCGACAGGTTGTATCCGGCGAGGCTCATATGATCCGCACACCCCGCTTCTCGTAAACCGATTCACGCGCACCGGAGGCCACCGGCCCCAGTTCCAGCATTTGCACCGCGTTGAGCATCGCGATCAGCGGGTCGATCTTGGCGACCCCCGCGCGTTCCTTGGCGATGTAAAGATTGCTGCCGCGCAATTCGGCTTTCGCGTTTGATACACACCAGGCCATCAGGCGGCTGCCGCCATGGCGCAGCATCCCGTCGACCAGCTTGAATTCCACCGTTTTGATCACGCCCGTCAGGCCAACGCCCTGCCGGACCGAGGCGATCGAGCCGCCGCGGCGGTTCACCTCGTCATAAGTCTCGAAGCCTGCGGCGACGAGCGCATCGATCAGCGTCCCCATACCCCAGGCATCGAGGCCGACCGCGCCAACCTCGGGCATCAGACCCGTGTCGCGAAGTGCGACCGTACGCCGTGCCACCTGATCGACAATCTCCTGCCCGGTATCGGTGAACGTCAGATCACCATCAGCCGCGAAGCCTTCGAGCAGGCTGGCAATGTCCTTGCGCCGGTCGAGCACCACGCGCCGGGCGAAGGCATGCGCCCAGACCAGCCAGAGGCCAGTGCCTTTCTCGCGACCCGCAACGGCGAGACCGAACAGATCGTCTGCCCCGCCGCCGTCGATGCCCGCGACGATCACCTCGCACCGGGCGATCAGCTCTTCGAGCGTCAGGCTCGGCTCTGCCGCGTCTTCCCAGTAATCGGCCGCCATCCAGCGATCGCGGCGCAACCTGAGGCCGATCTCGACATTCAGGTGCTTCGCCAGGAAGATCTGCAGATCTTCGCCGTCGCCGCGCTGCACCTTGGTCAGTTCGCCGGTCAGAAACTCGACAGAGACCGAACGCCCCAACTGGGGGTTCGTGATCCCGAAGTTATCGGGTTCTAGGTAAGCCTCGACCTCGAGCATTTCCTCGGGCCATTCGTACAGAACCCCGAGCGTTTCGGGGTCTTCGATCACGCCGTCTCGAACGTCGCGGAAATAGGCGAGCTTCGACTTGAACACCCCTGCGGGCGGCTCGTCGCTATGCGTCGTGACGTAGAGGACGAAGCCTTCTGATCGCGACGCCAGACCGCCCGTCGCCTCGCGCAGCATTGCAGCGCTTTTCGGCTTCTTGCCAAACAGCCACAATTCCTCGACCAGCACCATGCCGGCCTTCTTGCCCGAGGCGGTATCACTGTCCGCCGCGACGATCTTGAGCTCAGCACCGGTGACCCGATGCTTGATCGTGCGCCGGTTCTCGATGATGTGCAGCAGCTTGGTCAGCTCCGGATCCGCGCGGACCATGCCGCACGCCGGAGCAAAACTGTTGCCCGCGACCTCGATCGTCGGCGCAAGGATCATCAGCTCGGCATTATGCCGCCAGTTGATAATCAGCGCGGTGAGCATGATGCCCGCCGCGATCGTCGACTTCCCGTTCTTCTTGCTGATCAGGAGCATGAACTCCCGGATCAGGCGTCGTCCCGACTTCGGATCCTCGGCTCCGAAGATCGCCGCGACCAGGTCAAGGATCCGCGGATCGATTACCTCGCCGAGCGTCGGCCAGGTATTGTCCGCCTTCCTCGGCAGATCGGTGACCTGCAGGCTGCAAAACACGCCGAGCGCGTCCTTGGCCTTATCCGGAAACAGCGGCGCCGTGGGCACCAGGCTGTCACCGGCAACGATACGCTCGCGCCAGTCAGGGCAAGCGGTTGTCCACTTTACCACAGTGCATCACTGCAGCATCGGCGGGGCTTCGCGCGGCTCGAACCGTCCCTTGACGTTCCCCGCGGCCTCGCGCTGCTGTTCCTTTTTGCCCTTCGGTGCCGGCTTGTCGGCGGGGCGGCGATCCTTGACCACCGCCGCGGCGAAACGTGCTGCCCGGGCATCGTCACACCGATCAAGCAGCGCTTTGGTAGCTGAGGTGCTGCCCGCCGCCGACTGGTCGAACAGCTTGGCCATCTGGTCGGCCTCAAGCCGATCGAGCATGGCGTCGCGCTGCCGGACCTCTGAAAAATAATGCTTCCGCAGGGTCGGCTGCGTCACCCCGATCGCGGCGGCGACATCAGCCACCGACCGCCCAAGGGCGAACAACATACTGACTCGCTTGGCAATTTCCTCCGAGCGCTCATGCGGCGGCCGCCCGCGCTTGGCCTCGCGCAGGATCACCGGGCAACCAAACAGGTCGACCATGGTGTGAAATTCCTGCTCAGCCAAAAAAAATCTCCGAATGAGAGGGGCGGCGGTATTTCGGCCTCGGCCCTTCTGAACTTTTCACCCCCCCCCGGGGGGTCTATCCACGCCCAGCCTTCGCCACCCGCTTGAGCCTCGCCCGCGCCGTCTTCACGTTGTGACAGCCGCCGCAGTACCACTTGGCTCCCTCGAAGGGCGGGAAGTCCGGCCCGCCATCCCTGCGCTCGACCACGTGATCCAGCACCAGTTTCTCGCTCGACCCGCACACACAGCACCAGACGCCGCCATGCAGCTGCCTGGTCTGATCCCGATGCTGCTTGCGATAGGCCCGCCACTCCGCCGAGGCGTAGAAGCTTTCGACCTTCTTCGGCAGCGAGGCCACCCGCGAAGGCGCGCGGCCGATCCGGCTTGGCAGTCGTTTGAGAGCCATCACCAAATCAGCCGCGCAAGGTGCCCAAGGAGGAGAGAGAGCGTCTGGACCGGCACCGCGACAACAGGGAGGGGGGTCGTGAACGTGGCGCTGGTCCCGCGCCTCAACCCGAACGCACGCGTCCAAGCTATCAACGGGATACGCCCTGCAGACGGTCGAGAGAAACCGCGATATTTACGGTCGAGCAATCCTAGACCCTTGACACGCAACAAACCCGCCAATTTCCGCGCCTCTCAACGGTCGAGAAGGTCGGCAAACGCACCGCCGGAACGCGCCAGAAGCGTCCGGAAATGCCGCACCGGCACACCGTTTACCAGGCAAACCAGCCTGCACAGCGCCTCGCGATACCGCCGGGCAAGCCGCTGACGGCTATGCGGATAGGCCAGACGCCGCTTGATCAGCACCCAGTCGATCGGTTCGCCCCGCCAGAGGTGGAAACTGGCCGCATAGACGATCCGCTTGTCGAGCGCATCCACAACGTGCCCGCCACCATCCCTGACGAGCAGCAGATCGAGCCACCCGCGCAGCTGCTCCAGACGCTCCACATCACGCGCCCGCAACGGCGTGCGGGGGCGAGGGCTGTCCAGCTTGCGCACCGGCAATTCCTTGCCCGCCTCATTGCGCAGCAGCGTCTCCGAATATTCTCCGGCAATGTCGCCCACCTCGCGCTGCATCAGCCGCGTCGGCACATCGGTGGCGACAGGCGAGTACCCCAAGCGCCCGCCACCCGACGGCGCGCGCCATTCGAGATCCCGAAGCTCGGCCAGAGCCTCTTCCATCGCCTCAACCGAACCGATCCGCTCCACCGACATCCTTGCCTCCATTCCCCTGAACACCAAAACAACCAATAAAATCAGTTATATATATCTTATTCTCCATTCTTTTATGGAGGAAATGGAGCAATGGAGTAAAATATACAGTCACCCCCGCGCGCCCGCGCCCGCACATACGAGGGGGCTGAAAGTTTGCCTCCATTCCTCCACACGCGCAGAAATCCGCGAAAAACCGGCTCCAAATGCCCATTCAGGAAGCTCCATTTCGCCTCCAATGGAGCGAAACAGCGATCAGATCGCCACCTCATGGCCACGCATCCCAGTCATCAAGCGGCCGCGCCTCGGCCACATCGCCCGCATCCTGCACGTCGTCGGCAGCGGTCCAGCGCCCGTCCTTGATGTCCTGCAGATCGACTGTCGGCCGCACACCGACCCACCACGATCCGTTCGAATGCTTGTCCTTGAACCGCTTGGCGGCCATCTCTTTGGAGAAAGCCCGCTCGGCCATCTCGTAGCTGCCCGTCTGGTGGCACCAGGCCTGATACAGCTCGAACAGATCGCTCTTACGCACCCGCATCGGCCGGGCGCGCGTATCCTCGCCCAGCTCGCAGGTCTGGCGCAGGAAGCGCCCGATCGTGTCGCTGTCGTCGCGATATTCGCTGGTGGCGAGCCGCACGTCCTCGGGCTCGATCAGCCCGTGCTTCTTCCAGTCGAGCAGCCCGCGCATCAGCCAGGCAAAGATCCCGTCCCGCTCGGCCAGCAGCTTGTCCTTCAACCCCTTGTCGCGTTTCTCGGCCGGAATATCGGCCTGCCACGGCACCAGCTGCATCCGTCGCCAGATGCCGTCGCTGGTGTCCTTGATCACCGGCTTGTTGTTGCCGCTGATCGTGATCTTGAACTCGGGGAAGAAGGTGAAGAAGCTCTTGTTCAGATGCCGCGCGTCGACCGGGTCTTCGCCCGTCAGCTCCTTGACAAGGCCTTCGTCCAGCACCGCCCCCTTGCTCGGCTCGGATACGCGCAGGAAGCGCACCCCGGGCAGCTTCGCGATCGCCGGGGTGGCCTGATCGCCAGATTTCTTCCCCTGATCCAGCAGCGACGCGATCTTGATCGTCCCGGCATAATCGCCCGCGATCCGCGCGATCGTCTCCACCCAGGTACCCTTGCCGTTGGAGCCGCCGCCGTAGAAGAAGGCGAGCTTCTGTTCGCCGGTGAAGCCAGTCAGGCTCAATCCGCCCCATTGGGCAAGGAAGCGCCGCATTTCGGGCTTCGGCTGCACCGTCGCCATGAAATCCTCGTATGTCGGGGCCTTCGCGCCGGGGCGATACTCGACATCGGCCAGCTTGGTGATGAAGTCGTCACGGTTGTGCGGATGCAGCGCCAGCACCCAGGGCGTGTGCCATTCGGACTTGCCGGCGGCGACCTCTTCCGCCGGACGTTTCCGCCGCGCCCGCTCCAAGCGGAGCGTGCCGTTCAGCACATTGATTGCCATCCGCTCGCGGTCGAAATCCTGCACCTGCGCGACCAGCGGCGCCATGCTCTTGGCCAACGTCCCGGCGGCGGCGATCTTGCCCGCCGCCTCGGACGACCGCGCCCACTCGGCCAGCTTGTCGGAATACATGATCGGCCGGTTCTGCTTGCGGTCGACCTCCCAATCCATCCGGCCCGCCTGCTCGCGTTCCCACGATTCGAGCGCCTCGCCCGCGAGATAGGGCGGAGGAGGCTGCCGCTCGCCACTGGCGCGCACCAGCGCCGCCTCGTTCTTGATCGCCCGCATCGTGGCGAACAGCGCCTGCATCACCTCGGGCGGCAGCGCGCGGGGCTCCTCTCCCAGCAGCAGCCAGCGGCGGCCATCCCAGCGGAACCAGCCCAGCTCGGCGCAGAAGCGGAAGTCGTTGCCATAGCGGTGGACGAACCGCTCGGCATTGCCGAGGTCCGTCATCGGGAAGCGCGCGCAGACGCGGTCGAGATCGGCATCGGCCTGAGGGCGAAGCGCCACTACCTTGCCGCCTTGTCGGCCTACCGCTGCGCTACTTGAGGCCTCATTCCCCCGGCCTCCCGATTGGTCAGCAGCGCCGCCCGTTCCGTTCGGAGCCTCGGAAGAGCCACCTCCACGCGAGGGGTCGGGGGCCGCGCCTGCGGCAGCGAGATCATCGCTCATGCCGCACCTCCCGCATCGTGCCACGCCAGCGCGCTGGCGGCGCGGGGCGGGGCGGCAGGGGCGGGTAGGCGTTTTTGCTTGCCTACCGCTTCGCTGCTTGAGGCCGAGATCACCACCGGCAGCATCGCCTCGGTCAGCGGGCCTTGGATGCCCAGCACCCGGCGATAAAGCACCAGCACGCTCTCGATCTCGTGGCGCGAGGCCGAACAGCCCTCAGCCAGATCGGCCTCGATCATCTTCACCACCGCATCGATCTGGGGCAGGCGGAGACCCGACAGCTTGGCCAGCTCGCGCACCCACCTGCGTTCCTCGCGGATCGGCTCGACAGCGGCACGCTCTTCGGCGCGCAGCTCCACCAGTTTGCGCACCACCTGGATCAGGCGCTTCTCGCTTTGGTCCTCGGTCTCCGGGAAGCGGTATTCGTAATCGGTGATGTCGCTGGTGGCGACCTCGGTCGGCGCGACGGTGTGCAGCGCGGTGTCCCGCCCGGCGCGATCGACAGCGGAAATCAGCCGCTCGTATCGCGCGCGCCAGGTCGCCAGATATTCGCCGCGCAGCTCGTCATGCGCGATCGTCGCGGCGAGAGCAGAAAGCTCCTCCCACACCGCCGCGCGCGTTTCCGGTGACGCATCAGGGCCGACATCGCCCGCGACATCGGCGAACAGAAACGCATCGAGCCCCAAGGCCTCGGCCAGCACCGCTTCCACGCCGCGGGCGCCTTCCGAGCGCACCAGATCGTCCGGATCCTGCCCGGCAGGCAGCAGCGCGACCTTGAGCGTCCGGTCAGGCGCAATCCCCGGCAGCGCACGCTCGCACGCCCGCCGTGCCGCTTTGCGTCCCGCGGCGTCGCCGTCGAACATCAGCACCGGCACGCGCACCAGCTGCCACAGCCGTTCCAGCTGCGCCTCGGTCAACGCGGTGCCCATCGGCGCCACGGCCTCGGTAATACCTGCGCCGGCGAGCGCGATGACATCGAAATATCCCTCCACCACCAGCGCCCGCTTTGCGGAACGGATTGCAGGCGCGGCGCGGTGGAGGTTGAACAGCAACCGCCCCTTGTCGAAGATCTCGCTGTCGGGCGAGTTGATGTACTTGGGCAGATCAGCAGGCGCACCGGGCATCACGCGCCCGCCAAACCCGACGATTCGGCCGCGGGCATCGTGCACCGGCACCATGATGCGGCTGCGGAAGCGAGCGCCCGTCCGCCCGTCCTTTTCCCACATCAGCCCGGCAGCTAGGCCATCCTGATCGCTGATCCCGATGCGCTTGAGGTAATCGTGACTGTCCGGCGCAAAGCCAAGGCAGAACGCACCCGCCAACTGCTCGGAAATCCCGCGCTCAGCCAGATAGGCCTGCACCGCCTTGCAATCAGGGCTGGTGCCAACGGGATCGAATCCGAGCCCGCCATCGAAGAATGCCATCGCCGCTTCAAGCGCGGGCCGGATGCCGGCCACCCGCGCAGCCCTTGCCTGCGCTTGCGGAGAACGCTCGGGCATCGCCATTCCGGCCGCCTCGGCCAGCTCGCGCACCGCGTCGAGGAACGGCAATCCCTCGACCTCGGTCAGCCAGCGGATCGGCCCGGCGTGAAAGCCGCAGCCGAAGCAATGCGCGAAGCCCTTGTCGTCATTGACGTAGAAGCTCGGCGTCTTTTCGTGATGAACCGGACAGCAGGCCTTCCACTCGCGCCCGTTGCGCTTGAGCTCGACCCTTTTGCCCACCAGCGCCGACATCGTCGTGCGCGACTGCACTTCATCCAGAAACGCTTGCGAAATCAATTCATCCCTCCCGAACCGCGCTACGCTGCGACGGTTTCCTGCGGCCGCAGGCTGCATAATCTTGCCGCGCAGCGCCGCGCCTGCTGCGGGCGCACCGACCGGTCGCACTGATCGCACCAGATCTTGTCGGCCTCGATGAACTCGGCCAGATCGCTGCTTTGCGCGAACGGCGGATCGGCAACTGGTTCTGGCTTCGGGGTAGCGATGATATGCACGGCCCAATCCCGCACGTGCGCATCATGGGGCTTGCCGTTGAGCGGCGCGGCGATGAGAGCCCTGATCTTGGCGGACAACGCAGGATCGCGCTCCAACCGCACCTCGGTCTGGCGCACGGCGTGAATGATGGTCGAATGATCCCGCCCGCCGATCAGCTTGGCGATCGAGGGATAGGACAGCTGCGGAAAGCGTTGCCGCAGGACATAGCACGTGGCCTGACGCGGGATTGAATAACACCGCGCCCGCCCCCGGCCGAGCAGCTTCGCCTCGGGCACCTCGAAAGCCGACGCGCACGCCCGCCGTACAGCCTGCGCGGGTGAAAGTGGTGCTGCCGCCATCAGTCTACCGCAAGCATCGCATCGCTAGCTTTGAACACCAGCGCAGGCGGCACATTCATTTCGCATACCGGCTCGATCTGCTCGATATCGAAAGTCGGGAAGTCCAGCGCGAACAGGCCCTCAGCCGTCGCGGCATTGATGGTGAAGACGTACCGGCCGGACTTGTCGCGCTTTGCCACGAACTGGCCGCTGCTCTGGTTGACCGACGCGCGGATCTTGCCCGCGTCCTTGCCGGTGCCGAAAGCCAGATCGATCCGCTGGCTCTCGTCCCGCCAGACGAGCTTGGCCGCAAGCCGCGGGCCGACAGTCACCTTGATGTAACTGTAATGCGAGCCCTTGTTGCCCTTCATCTTGCGCGCCTGGACACGCACACCGTCCGGGAACACGCCGATCTGCGCAGACACGGCTTTAAGGTTGTCGATGGTTTCAAAGGGCATGATCGGGCTCCTGTTCGGCAAGAGTGCGGTGATCGCGGAACGGATAAGGAGCGCGCGCGGGCTTCGGGCAGTCGTCAGCATCGCCGACGATCGCCGAAAGCACCCGCCCGACGTCGAACGTCTGCAGCGCCGCATCCAGCGCATCGCGCAGCTGCTCGGCCTCGCCGCGGCTAAGGAAGCGGGGACGATCGGTGCAACTGCCGCGCTTTTCAGACAGGAACACCAGCGGCCCTTCGATGCCGAAGCGCGCATCGCCGTTCGGCATCGCCACCGCCAGAAACTGGCGCGGATTGCCCGCGTAAGGATAAGCCGGATCCTTCATCACACCATCCTTCTGGTTGATTTGCCCGCGTGCCGTCCGGTCAGGATCGTCACGGTCGGGCCGTGCTGCGCACCGATCGGCGCAGGCTCGACGGCGATCTTCCCCTCAACCTCAAGCCGCTTCATCAGCCAGCTCACGCGCTTCTTTGCTTTTTCGGACCGCTGGCCGGTCGCCTCGATCGCCAGGTCGGACCGCTTTGGGCAGGGCTCATCCCGCATCGCCGCGCCTGTCAGCGCGCGCAGCAAGGTGTTCATCTGGATCCGCGTCAGATCGGGCATCGCATTCGCCGGACGCGATTCCGGCGCGCCCGCACGCTCGACGATCCAGACCGAACAGGCCCGGTTACCGTCGTCGCGCGTCATGAAGGGCCGCACCGCGCCCTGATTGATCCAGCGCTGCACCAGCAGCACGCCCGCCTCGTCGCGCGGCAGATCGAGCCCGCGGGCATATTCGATCCGGTCACCTGGCTGCGCCTGCGCGAACCATTCGCTCAACGCCGCCGCCGGGCGCACCCAGGCAAGCGCGATGGTGAAGGTCTCGGGCGAAGTCTCGCGTGCGGATTGCGCCATGAATGCCCCTCCCCGCATCGCCTAAACCGCCCGCGCAGGACGAACGCCCGCCTCTTCCTCGATCACAAGCGCGCGCAATTTCATCAGCGCCGCCAGTGCCTCGTCGATCTGCGCAGCGATCTCCTGCTCTTCGCGTCCGTCGATCCGGTTGTCCGACAGGGCATCGGTCACCGCGCGGGCAATGTCGCCGAACTCGGCCGTCGCCTGCGCCAACTGGATGGCAACAGCCTCCGCTTCGCCACTCGCCTGCGGCAATTCGATCGCGACATGGCCCAGCTCCACCGCCATGGCCCGCAAGATTGACGCCGTGCCGCCACACGCCAACGCCGCTTCATCAAGCGCCAGCGCATGCTCAAGGCCGGGAAGATCGTGATCGTTGCGATTGTGCCAGCGCCCGACCTGCGACGAACCAAGGCCTGTCGCCCGCTCACCGCCCGCGATGCCGCCGCAGGAATGGATGGTCTCGCGCACCGCGAGCTTGAGGAAGCCGCGGCGGATCATCGTGCCGCTCCGCACGCCTGACGGGAAACCTCGGCATCATTTCCCGACGACAAGCCGGTGCAGGGCAGGGTAACACCAACGACATGAGCCAGATCCAGCGCCTCTTGCGGCACAACGCCGCCCGGCCAGTTCGCCGCATCCGCAAGGAACGCTGCGAACTTTTCGAGCGTGGTTGTGGTCACGCTGGCGCCGGGCTGCGAGATACGAGGCAGAACGCCCGCATCATTCACGACAAGGCGGCCAATCCGGCCCGGCGCTGCCTGATGCGCGTCGGTCCAAAGCGTCGCACAGCGATGCAGTCGCTCGATCAGACTTGGTGCAGTGGTTGTTTCCATAGGCCAGCCTTATCATGGAAAAATCCATGATTGGTCAAGTGGAAACTTCCACAATATTTTTCCCGCCTGCGCTGTGGAACAATCCACAAATGGATAAGGAGATTTTGCGGCGGCGGATTCAGGAGCGGCTCGACGCGACGGGCAAGACCGCGCATGCCGTTTCGCTGGAGATCGGGGCGGGGCAAGGTTACGTCCGCGACTTGCTCGATCCGGCCAAGGGCGGCTTTCCCCGCGCCGACAAGCTCAATGCGCTCGCCCGCGCCTTGAACACTACCAGCGACTACTTGACCGGAACGACCAATTCGCCGGAACCGGTGCTGAGCGAAGTCGCGATTTCCGATCGCCACCTCGACTGGCGCGGGCCGCAGCCCGATCTGCCGCCGATCCCGCTGGTCGGCACCGGCGATTGCGCCAGCATCCAGTTCGAAACCGACGGCGGCCAGATGCTCGATATCGAACGGTGCAGCTTCGATGCCGAACACACCGTCCGGATGATCGCCCGCCCGCCCGCGCTCCAGGGCGCGCGCGATCTCTATGCGATCTATTTCCAGGGCGAAAGCATGATGCCCCGCTTCGAACCGGGCGAGGTCGGCATCGTCGATCCGACGCGCCCCGCGGCGCCGGGCGATTACGTTCTGGTGCAGCTCAACAATGGCGAGGAAGATCACGTCACCAGCGTGCTGGTGAAACGCCTCGTGCGCCAGAACACGCGCGAGCTGGTGCTGGAACAATTCAATCCGGCAGCCACATTCACCGTCCCGCGCAGCCGCGTGGCGCGCGTCCACCGGATCATGCCGCAGACGGATCTGCTATTCGGTTGACGCCGGGGCGGCCGGAACAGGGGCAAAGGCTTCGAAAACTGACGAGCACCGCGACGCCTCGCGCCGCATTTCGTCCATATCGGCCTGCAAAGCGGCAACCACGCTCGGCCTGAAATCGCCGTCGACAACCGGCATCAGCTTTTCGGCCAACTCTTTGCGCAGCCAGAACGCGGTCTTGCACTGCGCAACGAAAGCCTCCGCCTGATCCTCCTGCTCGCCGGTCAGGCCCTCGGGCAAGGTGATATCGCCAAGCCCGAGCCACGCGCTGCCGCAGGCATCTTCCATCCTGCGCACTGATCCGGCCAGCGCAACACGATCGGCATTGGCCAAATCGGCCAAGCCCGCCCCGACGGCGGCCTGTGCGGCCTCGCAAGGCAGGGCAAGCCGCGCATATTCGGCACGGACGCCAGCCAGATCGGCAGGCTGCGGCGCTGCGGACTTTCCGGAATCGGCAGGCTCGCCCAGCAACGTCCCCAGCAGCACGATGCCGAGGAAACCCCACCCGCCGATCATCGCCCAGCGCTGCCAGCGCGGACGCTCCGAAAATGCTTTTGCCATGCCGCAAGCTCCTGAATTTGCTGAAGCAGTCTCGTCGAAAAGCAGGAATCCGGCAAGCAACATGGAAAATTCCATGCTTTTTGCTTGACCGTGGATAAATCCATGGATTATTCCTCCCGCATCTCAAGGGAGGAACTATGTCACCTTCACCAACTGTTCCGCTGGCCGATCTGCCGCAAATGCAAGCGTGGGCGCGCGCGCTCATGGCTTCTCGTCCCGCCGATTTCGTCATCGGCGATGACTATCTCCGCCGGTGGTGGGTAATCCCCCGCAATCCGTGGGTGAACGTCTATCTCCACGACATCCGAAAGAGCGACGATGATCGCGCTTTTCACGATCACCCTTGGATGAATTCCAGCTTCCTGATCGAAGGTAGCTACGTCGAACATACCCCCGAAGGGCGCTTTGAACGCAAAGCCGGCGACTACGTCGTTCGCGGCGCGCAGCAGATGCACCGTCTTGAGGTTGAGCCCGGCACCAGTGCCATCAGCCTGTTCATCACCGGCCCGAAGCTGCGCGAGTGGGGTTTCGACTGTCCGCAAGGCTGGGTGCACTGGAAGGACTTCACCAGCGAAAACGACAGCAGCCAGACGGGTCGCGGTTGTGGAGAAGGTGACGATCTCTCTCCGATATCGCCGGTTGGAAGGGAGCGGCCGGAATGATCCGCTCGACACCCTCGATCCGCAAGATCGCGCTCGAACAGTTCAAGGGCCGTCTCGCCCATGCCCGCAAGCAGGCGCGCGAGATGGGCGACAGCTGGCCGGGCGATCCGGCGAACGAGAACCTACGCCTCTGGCTGGCGATCGCGCTGGCCGCCGGTGTCGGACGGGATCTGCCGCACGAGGTTTGCGCCGCGATCGAGGTCGAGTGCATCGTCCCCTACGGCGCGAAATATCTGCCGCTCCCCAGCCAGATCGCCGCCGACCATGCGTGGAAGAGCGAACTTGCCCGCGCCCGCGACGCGATGCGCGCCAGGGCCGAAGGCTCGAACGATCAACGCCTGATCCAGCGCGCCCTCGATCTGACCATGCTCGCCGAAGCGCTGGGCGCACCGCCCGTCGATCTCGGCCTGACCGAACGGAGGGCGGCAGCGTGAACGAACACCCCGACAGCCGCACCCGCCTTTGGGTCGCCGCGCTCGCGCTGATCGTGGTGCTGGCGTGGTGCCGCTTCCCCTGGGCAGCCTTCGCCGCCCCGCTTCCGGTGACGCCATGAGCCGCTACCTCCAACTCGCCGCCGGATCGCTGGTGCTGCCTGGGTTCCTGCTGATTTCCGCTCTTCTGACGGAGTGCCTTCCATGAGCTACGAAACCCGCCGCCGCTGGACAGGGCAGGGCAACGCCATTCCGCCTGAGATGCTTTGTGAGCTGTTGGAATACTGTCCGGACACAGGCCTACTGACGTGGAAGGCGCGAACCGAGAAGTGGTTCAAAAGCGGCTACCGGACGGCCAGGGGGAATGCAGCCAACTGGAACGCAAAACACGCAGGTAAAACCGCCGCAAAGCGTTCACCGCGAGGCTATGTGCGGATCGCACTTCTGGGAGCCGAGTACTACGCCCACCGCATCGCATGGGCGATCCATTACGGCGAATGGCCGCGCGGCGAAATTGACCACGTCAATCATGACCCAAGCGACAACCGCATAAGCAATCTTCGCGAAGTCAGCAGGACCGACAACTGCAAAAATCAAAGTATGTCCAGTCTCAATACGTCGGGTGTGACTGGTGTTTGTTGGGATAGCCGTAAGAAGCGGTGGATTTCTCACATCACGGTCAACAATTACAGGCACCGTCTCGGTTTGTTCGTTCAATTCGACGCCGCCGTGAAGGCAAGGCGGGACGCCGAAAAGCTTTACGGATTCCATCCCAACCATGGAGCATTCAAGTGAGCTGGGAAACGCGCCACAATTGGACAACAGGAAGATCGGCCATGTGCCCGCTCGAACGCCGCCGCCGCCACGGTCCGATCCAACCGATGGAAGATCAGAGCAAAGACATCTTCGAAGCCCTCTTCGCCCGTCTGCTTCGGAGGGTGAAGTGAGCGCGGCGGTTCTCGATAAGCCCGAGGCAACCACGGCACGCTGGAAGGCGACGATCTGGTATCTCTCCGAGATTGGGCTGCTCGACGTGGAGCACGGGATCGAGGAGATCGAGGAGCTTCACGACATTGTCGAGCGCGGGCCCGATTGGAACACGATCGATCACATCACGATCACGCTTGACCGCAAAAGCGACCAAGGGCTGACAATCGAAAGGGCGGCAAAGCTGTGACACCCGCCCGCCGCGACAAACCTCCTCGCGTGGTGATCTATCCGGCCGAGGCTCTCGGGCGGTGGCCGCGCTGGCTGCACCTTTATTTCGGCCCGGACGGCTATTTTCTCGACGGCAGAACCACCCTGCAAATCACCATCATGCCGTGGCCCAAGGCAGAGCAGGAAGTCGGGGCGCTGGTGCGCAGCCTTGCTCATATCGAGATCAGCTGGGTTCGCGGACGCGGCCTCTCCTTCTTTCGCTACTCCCCCAACCGTGCCGAGCACTGGCTAAGGAAGCACAGCACATGACACCCGCCCGCCGCCAGACCCTCGCCGACGCGATCGACCTGATCCGCGCCGCCAGCAATGCCGAGGCTTTCGATGCCGAAGCCGTCCGCACCGATCTGATCGGCCTGGGCGCACGCTTCATCGACGGCAACACTAACACCATGCGCCTCGCCGGCGTCACTGCCAGCTGCAGCTGGGACAAGGGCGAGCACCTGCTCACCCGCTGGGCCGCCAACGCCCGCACCGCCCTGCAGCAAGCCGACGATCAGGACGGGGAAGGGGAGGAGGAAGAGTAATGGCCGATCACACCAAGATCGAATGGACCGAGGCGACCTGGAACCCGATCACTGGCTGTTCCGTTATCAGCCCCGGCTGCACCAACTGCTACGCGATGGAGCTGGCAGGCACCCGCCTCGCTGATCACCCGAGCCGCGCCGGCTTGACGCAAGACAGCAAAGCCGGGCCAGTCTGGACCGGCGAGGTCCGCTTCAACGAGCAATGGCTCGACCAGCCCCTGCGCTGGAAGCGCCCGCGCATGATCTTCGTCTGCGCCCACGGCGACTTGTTCCACGAGAGCGTGCCCGACGCATGGATCGACCGGGTTTTCGCCGTGATGGCGCTCTGCCCGCAGCACACCTTTCAGGTGCTGACGAAGAGAGCTGACCGGATGCGGGTTTACATGACGACGGGTCGCCATGTCGAAATCCAGATGCAAACTCGGAGCTTGGGCCTGCATGAACTGAAGCGTCGCGAGCGGATGCAGGGCCTCGTGTATCGGGGCGCACTCTTGCCCCTGCCGAACGTCTGGCTGGGTGTCTCGGTCGAGGACCAGCAGCGCGCCGACGAACGCATCCCCGATCTGCTCGCCACGCCAGCTGCCATCCGCTGGATCAGCGCCGAACCGCTGCTTGGGCCGATCAACATCACCGATGCCATGTTCGCTTGCGAGGAGCGCCTGCTCGATGACCTGACAGCAACCATCGACTGGGTCGTAGCAGGCGGCGAGAGCGGCAAGGGTGCCCGCCCGATGCACCCCGACTGGGCCCGCAGCCTCCGCGACCAATGCGCCGCCGCCGACGCCCCCTTCTTTTTCAAGCAATGGGGGGAGTGGGCAGACTGGGGGCAGTTGGGCTTCACCCAATGGCGCAACGCGACGCCGCAGCGTCCGAGCTATAAGGGGCCGATCGTCGGCACGTTCCATGGCGGCGACACCCACTTCGGAGGCCCTTGGGCGACGCAACATCGTCTCGAGACCATCTTCGCCCGCGTCGGCAAGAAGCGCGCCGGACGCCTGCTCGACGGCGTCGAACACAACGGGATGCCCGGCCATGCCTGAGCGCAAGCGAGACTGGCGCGGGCGCTTCATCCGCAAGATGGGCCCGCAACCGACTGGCTGGCTGATCTGGTCGAACCAGCACCGCGCGTGGTGGCGGCATGACAGCTGCGGCTACACGAGCGACATCAACGATGCGGGTTGGTACAAGCGCGAGGAAGCGATCCGCATCTGCGCCACCGCGCGCGATGGATGGCGCAATGGCTTCGTGCCGTCCGAGATCCCCATCCTGCTCTCCGACGCAAGCGAGTGCCTTGAACGCCGCCGCGCTCTTGACGCGAGGCGCTCATGACCCCCGCTCGCCGAGAGAAACTGACCGCCGCGGTCGACCTGATCCGTGCCGCCAGCAACGCCGAGAGCTTCGACGCCAGCGGCACCCGCAACGCCCTGCGGGCCATGGGCGCGAAGTTCAGCGACACCTACACCATCCGTTTGGCCGGGGTGACCGCCAGCTGCACCCGGGACGCGGGCGAACACCTGCTCACCCGCTGGGCCGCCAACGCCCGGCGGGCGCTCAAAGAAAGGGAAGGGTGATGCTTGTCGTCAAGGTCGAACTCCACTCTGCAGTCACCGGCAAGAAGACCGAGATTGCCCGCATGATGATCGACAACATCGGCGGCGATCTGAAGTCAGGTGACTATCGCTGCCGCACCTATCGCGGCCGTTCTGCTTTGAGGCTCGAACGCGCGATGCGCTGGGGTGACGTAGTGCGAGAGGGAAGGGTGCTTGGCCACCGCCGCTTGGCGCTCCACGTCTGGCATCTCGTCGCCAAGGCGTTGGCCGCGATGGATTACGGCAAGTGATGCCCGCCCAGATCGACCTCCTCGATGGCGCCGAGCGCGATCAGCCGCCGCAGGACTTCGGCGAGAAGGGCAGGCGCGCTTGGTTTTGGCAGAACCGCAGCTGGCAGGTCGGCACCGCGTTCGAGATAAAGGAGAATGGCCGCGTCGCCGGCATGTGCCGCGACTATGGCCCTTGGGGCATGCCCTATCCTGGCAGCATGCCCCTGCAGACGCATGGCAGCTGGCCCCAGCGCGAGGTGCGCTTCAAGCGACCGGCCAACCAGTACGAGGGACCGTGCCAATGACCACCGGCTGCCCCACGCTTGACGAAGCCCGCCCTCCGGCCGATTGGATTGCCTTGCTCGCCGAGCGGGGGATCGTCATTTCCGAGCGCACCCTGCGCGAACGGGCCAACCGCCTCGGCGCGCGCTGCAAGATCGGCCGTGCCATGCTGATCACACCCGCCCAGATGGAAACCATCCTCTCGGCCGGAGAAGGGGAACAGACCCGATGCCACTCGAATGCTACCAGCGCGGCGCGACATGGTGGGTCCGGGGCCGGATCGAACACCAGGGCGCCCCGATCACAGACTACTACCGCTGCAGCACTGGCGCACTTGACGAACAGGGCGCAAGGGCGTGGATCCGCGAAGAGGAAGCCCGCCGGATCCGTCGTCACCTTCTCGGGGACGAAGCGGGGCTGACCTTCGCCGAGGCGGTGCTGCTCTACGATGCCGACCCGAAGACCGCCGAATACCTGATCCCGGTCACCGCGAAGATCGGCGAGATGCTGGTCACGCAGATCACCCCGCGATTCGTGCGCGAGCTCGGCGCGGATCTCTATCCCGAAAACGGCACCGCCACCTGGACCCGGCAGGTGATCAGCCCGATCCGCGCGGTGATCAACAACGCGCACGATCTGGGCAAGTGCCCGCCGATCCGGATCAAGGGCTATTCGAAGGCCGAGGCCGTCGCGCAGGACAAGGCGCGCGGGCGCACCGGGCGCAAGCGCTATCCGCCGGGCAGCTGGGAATGGCTGCTCGCGTTCCGCCAGCACGCCAGCGCCCGCCACGGCGCGCTCGCGCTGCTGATGTTCTGCACCGGCGCGCGGATCAGCCAGGCGTGCGAGATGCACCCGGGCAAGCATCTCGACCTGCAGAACGGCAAGGCCTGCATCCCCGGCGCCAAGGGCGCGCCCGATCGCTGGCTCGACATTCCGACCGAACTGGTGGTCGAGCTCGCGAACCTGCCGCCGCTCTACCCGCGGGGCTGGGCGCGCAAGCCCGCGAACCTGCGCGTCTTCGGGTGGAGCTCGAGGAGCGGGCCGAGGAAGGGCTGGGAGACCGCCTGCAGGAATGCCGGGATCGAATTCATCCCGTTCCACAGCGCCGGCCGCCACGGCTTCGGTCAGGAGATGAACGTCCGCCAGCGCCTCGACGAAAAAGCCGCGGGCGAATGGGGCGGGTGGTCAGACACCAACCTGATGCGCCGCACCTACACCCACGCCGAAGCGACGAAGGACAAGATCCATGGCGCGTTCTACGCCGGGCTCAGAGCAGCCGAGGCAGCAACCGGGCTGCAGCTGCAGGCTGGAGCAGGGGGCAAACTCAGCACCGCTCGGGCGAAGCGCAAGGCGGGCTGA